CAACATGTTACGCAACTGATTCATTTCAGATAAACTGAAATTGTTATTAGCAAAACCTTGATGTGAATTAGATTCTTGTGGTGAGGTATCTTCAAGTTCATTTTCGTCTACTAATTGGAAAGAACCGATAGCAATATTAATATTTGCTCCATAAGTTAATCCATCCATTCCGTAGCGATTCTTCATAATGTGAAAACGTCCAATACCTGTTTGTTTATCTTTTGCTCTGCGACTAATGGATGCAGCAAAATCTGTAATCATCATTTTGTCATAAGAGCCCGCTGCTTTATGTCCTTCGATGACTTCATCTTGAGCGCCTTGACGGTTCACTTGTGATGCAGACCAAACTGGGATATTAAGCTCGCGGGCCAATCCTTTAGTGCTAGTATAAATATCATCAATTTCTTCCTTGCGCTCACGACTCACTCTTTTTGAACGAAGAAGGTCAACATAGTCGATAACAATTAAATCAGGTTTGGTCCCTAAATCTGTACATTTTTGAATATGAGATTCGATAGATGATATAGAAGCTTTACCAGGAGAAAAACCTTTAATAATAAGATTTCCTGGTATCTTAGTCATAACTGCTTCAACTTTATCTTTATGGAATGTAATTTCGTTAGCAGGGATTTGGGTAAAATAAGCATCAAAACGACGTCCAACATAATCTTCACCTAATTCAAGAGTGTAGTAAACTACATTAAAACCCATTTTAACAGCATGGCCTGCTAGTGCTACTAGCGACCAAGATTTACCAGCTCCAGGACCACCAAACATGAGACCAAAATCTCCGTTTCCGAGGCCACCTTGAAGTAGTTCATTAAATTCGTCCCAAGGAGTTGGAACAGTAATCCTTTGCTCGTTTCGATAACGTGCTTCAATATCTTTAACATACTCGTGTCCTAAATTTTTGTCTGCTCCGGCTTTTAACGCGGAATCAATAATAGCTCTAATCGAATCATAATCTTGTGCCTGAAGTAGGTCTACGCTGTTTAATAACGCTTTTTTTAATTGTTGATTTTTACAAAATGCTGAAAATTCACCTTCAATATATTCTGAATCAGTGTCAACTTGTTTGTATGCCTCACGAAGTTGTTCTTTAATTGATACTTTTAAAACATCATTTGTTACTTTTTCGTATTCTGATTTAAGAACCTCAGGTGTAGGAGTCGTATGGTATTTGGCATAATAAGATAAAATATTACTTACAATCCATTTGTGTGCTTGGTTTGTAAAGTGAGATTCATCTAATATGTCGTGGACGTTTGTTAAAAACTCTTTATGGTTCAATAATGAGGACAAAACCTTCACTTGAAATTGAGGGCCATATTTGTCGAGTTCACTTAATGTCATTTTTTATAACTGTTTAATGTTCGAAACTGATTGTTAATCCAAAACTCTACGTTTTTGATTAGATGACGCAAACCGTCTTCTTGATATAATCTAAGAAAAGTTTCTACGTTTAACACGGGTGTTTCTTGTTCTATTGAATCACTTACGAACTTCTTTTCTAACTCATCCATCATTGGGTTTGCTAAATCCATAATACGAGTGGTTTTACGTAGGTTAGTTTCTTCAAAGACAATACGAGAATAAATAATATTTTCTTTATGTTTAGAAGCACAAAATTCTAGAAGTTCATCAAGCGTCATATGACGTTTTAGAAGTTCAGGGAATAATTTTCCGATTTTTTTAGCACCAAGTCCTTTAATACCTGGCACTTTATCTGAAGCATCACCTAGTAATACTTTATAGTGTAAAAAATTCTCAGGCAATACACCGAATTTTTCTTTTACTGTGTCAGGTGTATAATAATCTTTTTCAATAGGGCGATATACTGTAACTTTATCACTTACTAATTGGATAAAATCTTTATCACTTGATACAATAAAACATTGTGAGTTGTATTTCGCAGGAAGTTCTTGACACAAGTGAGCAATAATATCGTCTGCTTCTACTTTGTCTAGTGCTATTGTTTTAACTGGTAGACATTTAAGGTATTGTATTACGCGAACAATTTGATCGACTTTAGAGTCGTGTTCATCGCCTACATTATCAAAAATCTCCCAGTTAGTAACTCTAGTAACGTGACGGCCTGATTTGTATTCGGGGAGAAGGTTCTTACGGTTTGTAGAGGAACCTTCCCCGTCGAATACTACATAGACTGATGTTGGTTGGATAGTGTTTATTAAAGTTCCTAGGGAACGAATGAACCCACCTAAACCACCTACATGAACACCATGCTCATTGACAATATTGAGCATAGCAAAGTTCCTAAAAAATAGATTTAGACCGTCGATAAGCAGAACTCTATCATGTGGAGAGGAGGGGGTGTCATTCTCCTCAACGACATCGTTTAGGAGTTTTAGTAAATCACTATTTGCCATAATCAATCTGGTTCGTTAGCAAACTCTTGAGCTGGTTCAAACATGTCAGTTTCTTCTACAATATCGAAGTTACCTCCACCTAAAATGTTAGCCCATTCTTTTGCGTGTGCATCTTTGTAATCTTTAAGCGCTTTATCTGTGTCACTAATAAAACCATGGGGTGTCATAATGATTTTACCTTTAGTTGTAATACCATTGATGTGGTTTTTATCAATCTGAAGGTTAGTGCGCTTAGCAAATTCTACTTGTTTGCCGTCTTTGATTGCTTTAATCTTGTTAGTTCCAGCGTTAGCAATGTTACCGAATGTTACTACGAATGTAGCATCAAACCACATCGCAAAACCACCTTTGTTCATCAACTTGGGTTGACCCATAGGCATTTCAGGCTTAGCTGTCCATACTTTGTTAACACATACTAGTGTATTGGTGTATGGTGAACTTTCTTTACGAGACAATGTAATTTTTTGGTTTACATTGTTACCGAATTGGGTAGATAAAGCACCTGCGTTCCATTCATTATTGTTCTTTTTAGATGTGATAGATAATTCACAAGGAACAGAACCAATCGAATCCCAGAAGAACATCAAATCGTAAGGCAAGTTACCTTTTTTCTGTTCGTCAAGCAAATCAAGAATAAATGCTGCTACGTCTTCAATAGTGTGGATAGTTTCACGGTCAGCGTAAATAAAGAAACCTTTGTAATCGAGGATTTCACCTGTTTCTTCATCAACAACTTCTTCCATTTGTAAACCCATTTGAGTTGCGTGTTCCCAATTCCACTTCATCTCAGTAACGATGAATACAGGCAGGATACCTGCTTTTTGAGCGTTAACTGCTGCTTCGATCAATGCGGTTGTTTTACCTGTATCGGAGTGACCACGAAGCAACACAATGTGACCGGTTGGAATACCAGGTACACTTGTTACTTCTTGGAAAGCATCCGAAAGGGGTACCCATTGTTGTGGTTTGAATTTAACAGAACCGGTTAGGCCCTTTTTGTCCTTAAACTTAGTAAGGTCAAACCCTGCTTTAATTTCAGCGGAGACCGCTGCCGATAGGGAAGTACTCCTCTTAGCTTTTGCCATATTTTATAAGTAATTAGAAGGGCAAATCGTCGTCTTCTTCAAACAAAGAATCGAACTTGTCCAATTTAGATTGTTTAACTGCTTGAGCTGAGGTGTTTAATGAGTAGTTGGTTTGAGGTGTTTCATCCTCTTTTTCATCGTCAATAATATCACCTTCACCTGCTACATCTTCAGGAGTCAACCATGATTGAAGAGCTTCTTTCATTTCTTCGAATGAAACACGCTTGAATACCTCAATTGGGTTAACTTGGTCTTCCAACCACTTGTTAACATCATCACCTTCACCAGCAGGAGTATTTTTCATAGATGGAGAAGCTGTAGTGCGGTTGTAAGGTGTGCCTGTAACTTCAGGACCTTCAGTGTTCAATTTGATATCACGACCTGAAACGATGTCTGTGTAATCACCTACTTCCTCGTCCATTGCCATTTGCAAGAATGCAGAGTACAATTCTTTACCGAACTGCCACAATTTAACACCTTGATCTTCTTGACCGCGAACAACTACAGGAGCAAAGTAACGAACTTTTGGTTCGATTTTTTTAGCTAACTTCCAGTTTTCAGGGTTGTCGGTCTTACGGAGTTGCTTAGCAAACTCTACAATTGGGTCTTTATCACCCCAGTTGATAGGAGAAATCATTACGGGCTTACTAATGCCGTAGTGAAAATATAATTCGCTAAATGGGGTTGATTTGTTAAACTTCGAGGGAACAATACGAATAGTTTGTTTACCAACCGAAGGTTTCCAGAACAATGATTTTTCATTGTTGTTTGATTTGGAAGCTGGTTTTGACAGGGCTTCCAGGCGCTGTTTGATTACGTCTAAATCCATAATATAACTAATTTTTGTTTAAAACTAAATGTACGAAACTAATTTTGGGTAAGCAAGTTAAAGTTCAATGATTGTATGAATCTTGGTCTTTAATTGTTTAAGTTCATTTTGCTGAGTGAGCAAAATTGTGTTTTTATAATGTTGCCAATCAATGCGATAACGTGGATCTACTACACCACCATTAAGTGATTTGATCAATTCGTTAAGTGCATTGATTGTATAGAGTGTATTTGTATCCTTTTTACGATGAACCAAAATTGTATTATCTGGGATGCTAGAGATGTTGGCTTGTTCAACATTATAGGTAACAACATACTCGTCATTGCTCTTGACGTGCAATACAAACATTTTGTTGTACATAATTTCGTATCGTCTAGTAAGTGAATTTACTAAATCGTCAAGATCCTCCAACGTAGTGAAGGTACAAAATAACTTGTTGTTCAAATCAGTATAGTTTATGGTATTTTCGTAATCGTATTCTATACCATAAATATAAGAGGGGCTATCTAAAGTCGTAACTGCTTCCATTTTTAATTTTTATATATAACTTTAATTCTTTAAAAACATTTTGTATTTGCCCCATCACATCTTCTTCACCCTTAGCAAAATCGAATAAGAATGAATCGTATGTGTACAGAACTAATTTTGTTTGCTTATTTTTTAATAATTTCAATATACGATAAAGAATTTTAATATTCACGCTTGTTTCCATGTTTTGCAACACATAGTTAAAGAGCTTTTGGGGATTCATATTCTCTAATTCGTCGTGTCTAAATTCGTGATTAGAGATAGGGCATATTAGTTTTCCCTTTGTTTCATAAGTTTCCCAGTTCGTACGTATATACTCACTTGTAGCTTTAAAAAATGGTAAGTCTTTATAATTTTCAAAGACACCTCCATAAAGCTGTTTAAATGTTAACTCTTTAGCTTTTTGATAATCCACGCCATACATTTTAGCAAAACTCTCATGGATATCGCTATCGCCAAAATCAAAGTTAACAAGACGAGCAGCAAGGGTAGGGTGATAAGCAGAAATATCATACTCAATAAATTCATCATTACGAGGAATAAATGATTGTCGGGAACCATCTTCTTTGTTAATAGCAGCGAAATTGACTCCTCCAAAGCGGTTAGACGGTCTTGTAGTGAGCGTTTTAAAGTTGTAAGACGTGTAAACAATTTCTGATTCTGTTTCGTGGAAGTGCTTTTCATATAACTCTTTATTGATTTTTATTCCATTACGTTCAATTGCATTAAATACTAACGTTGCTATGTCATTATAGAACGGATTTACCACGGAATTAACGCGGTGCTCTAAATCATCATATATTTGCTCACAAACCTCATAATGCTTGGTAATTGGCACGAGTTGATTTACGGTCAACATATTTGGGAAACGGCCATACAAAATAGTATGTGCTGTTGTTTGTGGAGGTATATACGGAGGAAGGGCGAGGGTTATGTCTACAAGCTGTTTTAAAATTGTGTAGTGTAGGAATTCTTTCTTGTCTCGAACGTATATCGTCTCTAAACCCTTTAAATACACATACACCTCATCCTCAAACAAACTACCACACTCACTATGAGTAAATGGTAGAATGTATCCCTTGCGATCACCTATGGGACGAACATAGAATGCGCAAATCGAGTTTTCAATAGGGTGTTGGAATGGATTGTTTGGGATTATCTCAACAAACGCTTCTCTAAAACCTTTACTACAAAACTCTCTAAATTGTTCTTTATTTTCTATTAACCAAAACATTTAGTTGAATATACATAACCTATTTTGATAAATCAACCTTGATGAAACTCAAGATAATTATCATTTAAAAACTTTCCTAATCCTGTAATTTTATATTTTCGTTCTGTAAACAAGATTTGTTTTTGGTTAGTATCAAAAACATAATTTCGAGTACCTCTAATTGTCCAATTTAAAGGAATTGAAATATATAAAGGACTAGAAATAGAAAAATTATAAAGTGCTTTATTTATTTCAGTATAAATATTTTCATTTGCTTTTTTACAAAAATAACGAATAAAGTAACCATCATTTATATTTGTCTTGTTTAAGACTGGGTAATATGGGATAGGAAAGAATGGGATGTTGTTTCTTGATTGATTAGTTAAAATACTATAATTATAATTTTCATCAAAAAATCTGTAATCAACTGGGAGCTGTAGTGGGGATGGGTTTATGGAGGGTTCATTACTTCCTCCATCAACTTCAGGTGGTGGGAGAGTTAATGGGTTATTTGGCCCATCATTTGGTTCTTTACCTGTAAAGTATTGTCCATCAGATGTTTTAAAGTAAAAACCAGTATAGAACTGAGTAGTATTAGCAAATACTAGATCAGCTCTACTATAAAGATTGGTTTCTATTTGGTTTTTAGGATAATACATTTTTTAGAAATTTAAGCTAAATGAAACAGCATCAAAACCATCACCAGTTTCTAATTTAAAAGTAACTATAGGTGCAGAAATACCTCGTAACATACCTACTTCAATAGCAGCAATAGTTGCGTTCATAGCATTTTTATCTCTAATAGTAAGTTTATCGTATTCAGCTTTAACTTCAGCATTAGTTGAGAACCAAGTTTTGAATGCTGCTAATGCTCCTTCTTCATCATCACCAGTCCAACTTTTAAATGGATCGAATAAAGGAGTTCTTTCGGTGCCTACAAGCGGACCATATGTATCGTCTAAATTAAAAATGTCTTTTATTTTATTTGCTATATTATAGAATGCAGCTGTTGATGTAGGGGTAGTGCTTGATGTAGGGGCAGAATTACCACCTGAGTTACCACCTGAGTTTCCACCTGAATTACCTGATGCACCTGTTCCTGATAGTAATTGGGCATTTGGGGGTGGTGGATTATCATTAATCCAATCTACTACAGAATATCTATTGCAACCAATTCCTAAACTATCGATTTTGATTTCATAATGGAGGTGGGGGCCAGTTGAGTTACCCGTATTTCCAGAAAGAGCTACTACTTCACCTGCTTTAACAGGTCCATTATTTTTTACGTTACTGCTTAAATGGCCAAAGAAATGATAAAAAATCCTTCCATCGCTTTGTTCTTGTTTTATAGATCCTGCTAATCCTGCACCTGTTACATCACCATGATATGTATATACCCCATCACAAGGAGCTAATACTTGAGTTCCTTCAGGACATCCAAAATCAACTCCATAGTGAGGTTTTGGTGTATTATATACATCTACTGATCTATTAGATTGGGGTAAAGAAGTTAAAGAAATTCGTTTTAAAAGAGCAGTATTACTATCAATTAGAGGAGCCCAAGCACATGTTGTAGGTTGAGTAAATCCCTCAAATTTTTCTAAGAATTCATTTTTAGCATTTATCTCTGCTTCTGATTGGGGGTTAATATGACGTCTACCATATACTCCTGAACCTCCACCAGTTTGGCCTGTTCCTCCTCCACCACTTCTTCCAGCACCTACTACTATATAATCTTCTTTGGATTTAGGAGCTATATCATTAAATGGTAGATTAATATATGTTTTATCTTTAATTTTACTAGATTTAGTAGAGCTATTATCTCCATCTAAATCTGGGAGTTTTGGTACAGCAATAGTTTCTAATTTAGTTAGCCATTTATTATCTAC